TCCTGGCTCGATCAACCTGAAGCCCGGCCGCAACAACTTTGCCGCCCAGCTGCGTGAGTTCAAGCCCGAGCGTGACTTCACCCTTGAGCAGATCTGCGCCGCCCTGAACGTGACGCCTGGCGAAGCCGAAGACGCCCACCGCCCGATTCGTATCTCTGACGACGGCACCGACGACGTGATGATGTGGCTTTCTGACAACGGCCTGCTGCTGTCCAAGCCCAACCAAGAAGGCTGGGCCGGTGTCATCTGCCCCAACTCAGCCCAGCACACCGACGGCAACCCCGAGGGCCGCTACCTGCCGGCCAGCCGCGCCTACTGCTGCTTGCACTCGCACTGCACCGAGCTGGACTCGTCTGTGTTCCTGCAATGGGTGGCCGACAATGGCGGCCCCAAGCACACCCCCGGCCTGCGCGAGGAGCTGCTGGCCGCTGCGATGGAGTCAGCCCTCAGTAAGCTGGCCCCGACGCCCGAATACCCTGACGCCGCCGCCGCTATCGTGGCCGAGGTGGAGCGCAAAGAGCTGGGCCGCGTCGAGAAAGAGGGCTGGTATGAGCGCTTCGCTTATCTGCAAGACGACGACGCGTTTTTTGACTTGGCCGAGCGCCATGAAGTGTCGCGTCAGTCGTTTAACGCCATCTTCCGGCACATCAGCTGCAACTCAATCCACGGCAAGCGCAGCAAGATCGAGGCCGCGACCTGCTTTGATGAAAACCGCCAAGCCAAAGGCGCGCGCATCTTGAAGGGCGTCACCTACGCGGCAGGCGAGTCGATCCTCTGCGCTCGTGATGGCATCGTGTACGGCAACCGCTGGCGCGATGCGCGGCCCGTGGCTGTGGTGGGTAATGTCCAGCCGTGGCTGGCCCACCTTGAGCGCATGATCCCCGACAAGCGCGAGCGTGAGCACGTCCTTGACGTGATGGCCTTCAAGGTCCAATACCCCAACCGCAAGATCAACCACGCTGTCCTGCATGGTGGCAACCCTGGCAGCGGCAAAGACACCCTTTGGGCACCATTTTTCTGGGCCATCGGTGGCCCGTCCCTCAAAAACGTCTCCCTTGTCCGTAACGAGGAGATCACCAGCCAATGGGGCTACGCCCTCGAGACCGAGGTGCTGGTCGTCAACGAGTTGCGCCAGTCCGAGGCCAAGGACCGCCGCGCCCTTGAGAACACCCTCAAGCCCCTGATCGCCGCGCCCCCTGAGTACCTGTCAGTGCAGCGCAAGGGCTTGGCCCCGTATGACCTGGTGAACCGTCTGCAAGTGATCGCGTTCTCCAATGAGCGGGTGGCCATCAATTTGCCCTCTGACGATCGCCGCTGGTTTGTCATCTGGTCAGACGCCCCCCGTATGACCGACAGCGAGGGCGTGGCCATTTGGGCTTGGCTTGAGTCTGGCGGCAAATCGGCCGTGGCCGCCTGGTTGCACACCCGCAACGTGTCCGCGTTCAATCCTGGCGCTACGCCCTTTATGACCGAGGCTAAGGCCATCATGGTCGAGGCGGGGATGAGCGGCGCTGAAGCGTTCTTGGTGGACTTGATGCGCAACCGCCTAGGCGAGTTCTCCAAGGGTGTCGTTGGCGCGCCGTGGCACGCGCTGTGCGATCGCCTGCAAGGGTCGGTACAGGGCAGCGTCAAAATCGTGCAGCCTGCCCTCCTGCACGCCCTGAAAGAGGCTGGATGGGTAGACATGGGCCGCCTCAAGTCGCGCCGCCATGACAACAAGAAGCACATCTTCTGTGCGCCTGACATGGCCGAGATGGGCAAATCAGAACTGAGGGACATGGTGGAGGCCGCGCCGCCCACCAGCGTGCGGCTGGTTAAATGAATAAGGGGCCGTGAGGCCCCTTTTTTATAGTTTGAACAGTACTGCAAGCAGTGCGACCATAAGGGCCGCTAACGCGGCCATCATTTAACCGCCTCACTCAGCACGCATTGAGCCGTGTCAACATCTCCAGCTTGCAGCATTTCAAGGGCTTGCGCAATAGCGGCTTTCAGGCTTGCGATTGTTTGTTTTTTCGGGCTTGGTGTCCATGCAGGTGATACATAATCCGCGTCCAGTTCCTCTAACACCTCAGGCTGTGTAGCGTCCAGCATGGGCGCGGGTCGGTCGGTGTAATTGAACAGTGTTTCACTGAGCAACAGTCGAGAATTAATTGCCGCGTATTCGGTCACATAGTCGCGGGTAGTCATACCCGCATAAAACGCAGGGTATGTGCGTTTCATGCTGTCATTCTTGGCGTCAACCTTACGCTTGATTTTTGGCGGGTTTGCCGCCAGTCGGCGGTATTCCTGCGCGTTCTCAGGCTTGACTGTGTAACGGGTGGTTGCGTGTGTGAATTCGATCATGATGTTTTCTCCTTAACGTGCTGATGGGCCATAAAACTGGGCACGGTCAGCAGCGCTTAATCCGTGGTCGTCGTCACGGTCGCTGTCTGGGTGGGTCAGGGTCAGGCAGTAGGCGCAAGGGTCGTCCATGACCTCATAAACCTCGTCCAGACGCGCGCGCAGGTGCTGGGCTTGTTCCTTGGTGAACAGCCAGCCACCAGACGCGCCATTAACCACCTCGGCGGGGTCGCCCTCAGGGTGGAACAGCCGCCCGAGCTGGTGCAACTGAAAGAAGAAACCCTCGGCGTCTGCCTCGGTCGTGATGGGTGTGGTGTAGACGTCAGTCATGGTGTACCCCTTATGCTTTCGATGCGTCATTGTTGAAGACAAACACGTAATCATTGTTTTTGAGTTGACCCCCAAGCAACTCGCCATAGTGCGAATCTGTCCAGCCTAATTTGACAACCAAGGCTTTGGCGGCCAAAGCATGACACGCCATGCCCGACAATTCGTGAGGGTAGCCAATGGTGACAGAGCCAGTCTCGCAAGTGGCTTTGATGCGTGCGCCTTTGGTGTTGGTAGGGCCAAAATAACGGGTTTGAATTGCATTCATGGTGTTTTTTCCTAGTTGGTTGGGTGGTGATGCTCACCCCAAAGCCCTGAACGGGCTTTAGGCTGGGTTATCAGGCTTTGGACTTCATGTTGAGGTCGAATGTGTCGTACCCTGCACACTCGAGCCACTCACGAGCCAAACGGGTATCGAGGGCTATGCGGTGGATCTGGCAACCATCGTAAAACGCAGGGTGGCTATTTTTGCGCCACAGAGTCTCGATGCCCTTTACAGTGCTGACACGAAACTGCCAGTTTGGCGCCTGAGGGGTTACGTCTGACCATTTGTCGGTAGCGTGAGGGATATTGTCGAATGTGAACATGGTGAGATCCTTACAGGGTTACGGGTTACAGGAAAAGAGCATCGAGGCCGTGCAGCACGAGTGCGCACAAGGCGAGGCCGATCAGCACGGCGGTGAGGATGTCGAGGATGGTGTCGCGTGTCATGATGTTTATCCGATGGTTGCAATGATGGTGGTTTTGATCTCGGCCAGTGTGTAGTGCGTCTGCCGTGTGTAGATGTAATTGGCGAGCCAATCGAATGAGGCGTGAGGCGTTGCATCGTGCAAATCTTCGATGCAGGTCATGAGTTGTTCGAGGTTCATACAGTACTCCTGTGGGTTGTTGATGTGTCTATTGTAAAAGATTCTTTTACGCTTGCAAGCGTTATTTGCAATACTTGACAAAATTATGGGGTCTTTACCAGGAGGATCCTATTTTCCAGGCTTTTGACGCCAGTGTGGATATTGTGGGCGGGGTGTGGGTGTGTGAAATGATGGGGCGTGACCCACAGCGCAAACGGCGCCGATCATGGGTTTGAGGGGCTTTGTGGATATTGTGGACAATCATTTATCTGAACCTTGAAAAATAACTAATATAAGTAATGGCTTATATATGCAAATGGGGTACAGCGATTTCAACTGGGCGTCCAAAGTGTCCACAGTGTCCACAAATCCCCCGGCGCGTTTTGCCCTCGCGCACCATGTGGACAATGTGGACAACCTAAAAACAGATTGTCCACAATGTCCACAAACCATAGTTCATACAGTGGTGTATGGGCATACAGTAGTGTGCCCGGCTGCTGACTGCTGTGGACAGTCCGCATGGTCCACAAAGTTGGAAGGGGGAGGGGGCAGGGCCGAGCGGATGGGCCTAACGGTAGCGTAGCGTTCACGAACAATTTTTATTTTTTTAATATAAGATGCACGCACGCATCCACGCGGCCATACATCTATGAGTTTCCATTCACTGCCACTTGTCATTAATGAAGTGCGCGCCACCGAGGCGGTGCTTAACCGCATCTACGACGCAGCCAAGCTCGGGTTAAAGGGCGACAACCTGGCGCTCGCAGCAGGCATGGTTCCCACCGCCTACCGGCAGTTGTGCGAGTTGGATAGAGTGGCGCAGCTGGCCGAACAAAAAGGCCGTGCCGACGGCGAGCTGCTCGCATCCAAGCAGTTGCACAAAGCAGCCGAAGAGGGCGACGCCAAGGCCAGTCTGGCTATCTTGCAAAACGTCCACGGCTGGGTAGCCAAGCAGGCCATCACAGTCGATGTCAACCAGCAGATCAGCATCTTGGGCGCACTGGCCGAGGCCGAGCGCAGAGCAGCAGATGTGATCGACAACAGCGTGACGGACGTCATCGCGCGCGAGCCTACTCAGCCACTGCAAGCACGACTAGCACCCCACAAGCAGGCAGCCGCATAATGCAAACCACCATCTACTCGGCCGAAGACGAACAAGAACTCATGGCGCGCCTCTGGGCGCCGCAGTACAAGGACAACCCACTGGCGTTCGTGCTGTACACGTTCCCGTGGGGCGTCAAGGGCACGCCACTGGAGCACTTCAACGGCCCGCGCAAGTGGCAGCGCGAGGTCTTGCAGCAGATCGCCGACCACATCAAAGCAAATAAAGGCGAGGTGGACTTCAACACCTTACGGCACGCAGTCTCATCGGGCCGCGGTATCGGCAAGTCGGCGTTGGTCAGCTGGATCGTAATCTGGATGCTGTCCACCCGCATCGGCTCGACGACCATTGTGTCGGCTAACTCAGAGTCACAGCTGCGCTCGATCACATGGGCCGAGATCACCAAGTGGCTGGCGATGTCGCTCAACAGCCACTGGTTTGAGGTGAGCGCCACCAGGCTGATGCCAGCCAAGTGGCTGACCGAGCTGGTCGAGCGCGACCTGCGCAAAGGCACGCGTTACTGGGGCGTCGAGGGCAGGCTGTGGTCGGCCGAAAACCCTGATGCGTACGCTGGCGTGCACAACTTCGACGGTGTGATGGTGATCTTCGACGAGGCATCAGGTATCGACGACGCCATCTGGGCGGTGACGGCTGGTTTCTTTACGGAGAACACACCCAACCGTTTCTGGCTGGCGTTTTCCAACCCACGGCGCAACTCGGGGTACTTCTACGAGACGTTCCACAGCAAGCGGGAGTTTTGGCACACCAAGGTGGTCGACGCCCGCACAGTCGAGGGCACGGACAAGCAGGTCTATCAGCAGATCATTGACGAGTACGGGGCCGACTCCGCACAAGCGCACGTTGAGGTGTACGGCGAGTTTCCGAATGCAGGCGACGACCAGTTCATCTCCAGCCTGGTGGTGGACGACGCCATGAAGAGGCCACTGTACAAAGACCCAAGCGCGCCCATCGTGATCGGCGTGGACCCCGCGCGGTTCGGGGCCGACGCCACGGTGCTGGCGATCCGGCAGGGGCGGGACATCACGCGCATCATCCGGCACCGGGGCGACGACACCATGACGGTGGTCGGGCACGTCATCGAGGCTATCGAGGAGTTCAAGCCGGTGATGGTGTTCATCGACGAGGGCGGGCTGGGCGCGGGCATCGTGGACCGGCTCAAAGAGCAGCGGTACAAGATCAAGGGCGTGAACTTTGGCTGGAAGTCGCGCAACCCGGCCATGTACGGCAACATGAGGGCGCAGATCTGGGGCGACATGCGCGACTGGCTGAAGTCGGCCAGCATCCCAAACGACAGGTTCTTGAAAACTGACCTGATCTCGCCTATGATGAAGCCCGACTCCAAAGGCTCGATCTTCTTGGAGTCGAAAAAGGACATGAAAGCGCGGGGCCTGGCATCACCAGACGCGGCCGACGCCATCGCGCTGACGTTCTCGTACCCAGTGGCAAGCCGGGGCGAGTACACTGGGCACACCGCAACGCGCAGAAACGCGCAGAACGGCGCGCGTTTCAACTCTTGGATGGGGTCGTGATGGCTACAAAGAAAAGTGTCTCACTCAGTGTCGGTCGCGGCGAGAAGCTGCCGGTGTCCAAGGGCGCGGGCTTGACAGCCAAGGGCCGCGAGAAGTACAACGCAGCCACTGGCTCCAATCTCAAAGCGCCAGCCCCAAACCCGAAAACCAAAGCAGATCAAGGGCGCAAAGATTCATTTTGTGCTAGAATGGCACCTATCGCAGAAAAATCTGAAAAGGGTAGCCGTGCAAGAGCATCAATGCAACGCTGGAAGTGCTGAAATGTGGGCCGACATTCGTGGATACGAAGGGCGATACCAAGTAAGCACACTTGGTCGAGTCAAATCGTTGGCGCGAGTTAGAAAAGGCAAAAGTAATTGCACAGTGCCGGTACTTGAGCGCATGATGACGTTGCGTGTCAAATCTGACAACGGACGCCAACGCCCTTACGTTGATGTGTATCTGCGTGATGGCGGCCCCCGCGACGTGCGAGGTAAACAAAAATTGGTTCACCGCCTTGTGGCTGACGCCTTCATCAAACCGCTAGAAACCGATGAGCAAGTTGACCACATTAACGGATGCCATAGCGATAACCGCGCTGAAAATTTACGGGTGTTGAAAACCGTAGAACACGCTAGACTTCACCCATTGTTAAACACACCAAACGCCCGCAACCCTAAAACCGGTGCGTTTTGGCCAAAAGGAGAATGATCATGGCTACAAAACCCGGTCTTTACAGTAACATTCACGCAAAGCAAGCCCGCATCAAAGCTGGCTCTGGCGAAAAG